GATCACTCAGTTGTTTTTTATCCATAAGTTTTTTAGTTGATGTCACCTTGTTTACAGCGCCAAACAATCCTTCTAACACTAACTTGTGTGTGTGAGCACCATCTAATGTACCAGTAAGACCAATACGATATTTACAATCAAGTAGTTTTGTCATTATCTCTGTCAATGATTTAGATTTAAATAGATGTGCCTCGTCACCAAACACAGCACCAAACTGCTCAAAGTATTTCTTTGGTAGTTTATATAGTGATTGCCATGTAGATATCAAGACCCTTTTATCTGTCTGATTAGAATATCCACTATATAATCTATGACAATATTTCTTTACATTCCAACCATATGATTGAAAGTCTGAATACATCTGTTCTACCAATGATGTTGTTGGCACTATCAATAAACACTTCTTATCTTTTAATAGGTGTGTGTAATATCTGATTAGTGCATATATAATAAATGATTTACCAGACGCAGTAGGACTTAGTAATAGTGTTCTATTATGTCTTAGATTGCTATATACAGCGTCTATCTGATAATCTCTTGCTTCAAACTTTTGACCTAGACTATTACAGAAATGTTTTACGGTATCTTTATCTACCTTATTATCTATCTCTACATCTTTACCACATACTATAACATACCCTCTTTCTTCGGCAAATGCTTTTATGTATGGATATAATCCAAAGTAAATCTCTTTTGTCTTTTGTGAGAATAGTCTTATCTTACCATCCCACATTCTATTTCTAAATGCAGGCATGAATTTATAACCTGGCACATAGAAAGTAAAAAACTCAGATATCTCTCTCTGAATATCAGCCTCACATTCTATTGTGATGTAGACCTCGTTTTTCTTTTCTATGATTAGGAGATTAGTATTCTGCCGATTGAAATTCGTGTTGTTCACCTACTTGCCCTTTTATTTGTATATTAAAAGAAATACTTATACGATCTCTTTTAGACTTGTTTATGGGGACCCAATGAACTAACCACGAAGGAAATATTATTAGTCTGTTTTGTTTTGAAATATAGGATAGTAAGTTTGAATTTTCGTTAGTCTTCGTTTTCTTTCTTGGTACTAGTACATCTGCTGCTGGTCTTGGGTCTGAAAAAATTATACCAGTTTCAGCATCGGAGTTTAAATAATAAACACCACTTAAAAAATTATTAGAGTGTGTATGTGATTGGTGTGCCTCGCCAGGTCTTAATACATTACCCCACATACCAGTTATCTCAATGTCTTGTACATCATATTTTAGTTTATCAAATATATCAAAGGCTGCTTTACCTATGTCTTGTGCAAACCATGAGAATGGTTGTGACTTATCTAGATTAGGTCCTGTCTGCCAGTTGTTATTATGTTTTCTTTTTTCGTATAATATTCTCATCTCCTCTTGCATAACATTTATTCTTTGAGGTGCTAAGAAATTATCTTTTACAAATATGTGTGTAGGAAATACCTTTTGATGATCCATTATATTGCGCCACTAGTAAACTTTTTCCATTCGATAGCATTCTTAATTAAAAAAGTCCTATTGTTCACGCCTCTTAAAACTTGTTCTAAGTATTTTATTATTTGATCTAGATATGCAACCTTTTGATCTGCCTTTTGTAATTCAGGATCAGAGTCCATATAGATATGTACATCTGCTTTTAATACTTTTATATCAAAAGGTTTTGCTTGATATACACTAGGGTCTGCTTTACCTGTGTAGTATTCCCATTTCTCTCTAATCAAAGTCTTATGATCTTGATCTGCCTTTTTTCTTAGTAGATTAAATTTATTAAAATGTATTAGATACTTATTATGTAGTAGTGGTATATTTACCGACTCTCTATCTAATTCAGTATCGTCTAGTTTAAAGTCTTTATTAACGGACTCTTGTAATTCTTCTAATGTCATAACAATATTATATCATATTTTTTATTAATTGTAAAGCCGTTGTTCCATTTCTTTTTGAGTTATATAGGTTAGGTTATCACATCCCTGCCATTCGTTTATTGTGGAAGCGGTTTTTGCTTCCTCTTCTTTATTTACCTTATAGAATTGTATGTCTTTAAATTTATCAAATGTATTCTTGTGTTGCATTATCCAGTTATACATCTCATCTGGATTATCAGGTCTAGCAGCCAAGTCATCTTTTTTTGCATAACTCTTTGTGCCAGCATAGATATTGTTTACCTTATTATCGTCTGAATATAGATCATGACCCACTAGATATACCTCTTTGGCATTTAATTCACAAGCGAGATGTACCGATCTACTACCTGTCGCATAAGCAAAGTCATCTACCTTGGGATCAATATCGGTAACCTTATCACCAGGTTTTACACCTGTCACATAAGTTATACCTAGATTCTTGCCTTTCATAAGTGTGAACACGCCATCTGCCCCATGATATACAACCTCATCACAACCATTAGGTTCGTTATCTATTTTACCTTTACCATACCACTTATCTGCTAACATCATATCAGCAACAACATTAGGCACAGGCGTCCAGTAACCTAGATAACAGATTGCTCTGTGAGCATATCCTGATCTATAAACTTCATGACTCATTCTTGAATCTAACGCCACTAATATATCACATTGAAAGTCACGATAGATCGCATTACAACCTATTACGGTTGCGTAATCTTTCATCTTTACGAGGTCTAGTCCTATGCGTGATTTACCATTGCCGAGACATACGGCTTTGTCGATCCATCTTAAAGTTTTCATCAATTTTCATCCTATTATTATGTAGTAGATATCTGTACAATATCATAATTTAAATAATTAAAACTTGCTTGTACCTGCAAGTAGTCAACATCACTTGCCTTAATATCATAAGACAATGATCCTAGAGAGATAGGATATACATTTGAAAATCTTATCTCTGTCTTAGCAATATTCTTGCTACTTAAAACTGTTAGTGTTGCGTCTGAATAAGTACCGCCCTCTGCTAGAGGTGCTGGTGTTCTCTTTGATCCTGTTGCGACTGAACTTGCAGTCGAACCAGGAAATCTATCAGCGCCTGTTGCTTGTAGATCAGCAAATTGTGTATGATTTTTAGGAAATCCTAGACCACTTATCCAGTCATGTAATTCTTTATAGTTGTTTAGATTTTCATCAACAAGAAATGATATGTCTAAAGTCGAATAGTTTATCTTATCACCAGGTATGGGATAATCATATAATGGTGTGGGTACAGTCGCTGTGCCTAGACTTATGCCAGGTATGTTTGCTGTCTGTACAAAAAACTCTACCTTAGGTAGTTTTGCCATTTTAAATCTAAACTGTATTGGACTTGCATAATCTAGTTTGGCAGGTTCTCTGTTGATTATATTTGTTTCTGTCATATTACTATTTATAATGAATTTCACGCTAAAAAAAAGGGGGAATAAATCCCCCTTTTTTCGTATTCTGATTTAACAGATATTACATGATGTTAGTAATTTTAACACGTCTGTAGTATAAGTTAGCTTTTCCAGCAGCAACAGCACCTGAGTTATCTAAAGCACCGTCTCCGTCTGAAGTTGCGAAAGGATTTTGTACCATTCCGTATCTAGTCTTGAATCCAATTTTTGGTTGGAAACTGTTTTGACCAACTGCTCTCACCATTTGTAGTGGAACGTATGGGCAATAGAACAGACCAGAATCGTAAGGTGAAGTTCCTTTGTAACCAGCAACGTAGTATTGACTAGCAGATATGTTCGCAGCATATGGATCAACATATACTTTGAATTTACCGTTTAGTACACCAGCGAAAGTATTACCAGTGTCATCTACGTTTAAGTTTGTTGCAAGTGAAGGAGCGTAATCTAATACACCTGACATTTGAAGTGCAGAAGCAACATCAGCTGAACAGATAATTATATTACCCTTTCCTCTTCTCGTTAATTGACCAATAGCATTAGCGTCTCTTTCAAGTTGGAATAATAGTCCTTTGAATTTCTCAACTGACCATCTACCATTTGAGTCTGTGTCTAAGTCAAAGATACCAGCAGTTGTAGTATTTACTTGAGCACCCGCTTTAGCGTGTGAGTAAATCGTTCTAACTACTTCTCTATTGATCTCAGCAAGAATCTCACTTGATAAGATATTTGCTAATTCAGTCTCAGCGTCTAAACCGTGGATTGCTTTTAAGTCTTGAGCAAGTTCCATAGTGTATTCTGCTTTAAGAGCTCTTGATT